GTGGAACCCCGCGCATGCCGATGGGGTGAAGAAGCTGCTCAATTCCAGCGACTATCGCTGGTGCAAGGTGAAGCACATCATCCTGTAGTGAGCGCTGCGATAGTCCGCCGCCCGGCATGCCCAGCTTTTGGCCGACCGATTCCCTAAAACCAGACGAAGGAGGCCCCGATGGCCGAACCGCAAAATTATGCGGAGCTGCAGGCGTGCCTGCTTGCCTGGCTCGACGACAGCGCCGCCAACATCAATCCGGCCGAGTGTATCGGCCTGGCCGAGCGGCGGCTGACGCGGCTGTTGAATGTGCCGGAGATGGAGGCGACGACCACGCTGAACGCCGGCGCGGGAATGATCGACCTGCCGGCCGATTTCCGCGAGGTGCGCGAATGCACGCTCAACACGTCGCCGCGCATCACGCTCGAGGCAAGTGCGCCGGCGACGCTCAGGATGCTGTTTCCGTCGAGCCAGGTCGGCCGGCCCTTGGCCTATGCGATTAGTGGATCGTCCCTGTTGCTGGGCCCCTCGCCCGATGGCGCCTACACGATCCAGCTCGTCTACAAGCAGGCCATCCCGGCACTGTCCGAGGCGAGCCCGACCAACTGGCTGCTGATCAAGCATCCCGATCTCTACGTCGCGGCGAGCCTTGCCATGGCCGAGTTCCGCGGGTGGAACGATGCGCGGCTGCCGATGCTGAAGGCCTGGTATGATGAGCTGATCCAGGAAGTGAACGACGCCGGCCAGCGTATCCGCCATGCGGCAGGGCCGATCCGCATGCGCGCCGTCGTGACCGACGCATCCGGCACGCTGCCCCAGGGGATCACGCGATGACGCAGATCCTGTTCGGGGAATGGCTGCCCGATCAGCCCGCGCAGCTGAACGCGGGGCTAACCAAGGCGGACGGAGTGGTGGCGATCGCGGGCGGCTATGCCCCGGTCGGAAGTTTCGCGCCGATGAAGAACGGCACACTTGCCGCGCGCTGCATCGGCGCGGGCGGCTATCGGACCGGCAGCGCGCCTTTCCTGTTCGCGGCGACCACGACCAACATCTATACTTATTCGAGCGCAGGCTTTGCCAGCGTCGCAAGCGGGCTGGCGGGGAGCAAGGATATCGGCGTGCGCTTCTGCCCCTATGGCGCGTTCATGCTGGCGACCAATGGGGTCGACCCGATCAAGTCGTTTGATCCGGCATCCCCCGCGGCGATGGCCAGCCTGGGCGGCAGCCCGCCGACAGCACGCTTTCTGGCGGTGGTACGCGGCTTCGTGATCGCGGGCCATGCGGGCGGCAACAGCCTGCGCATCGCCTGGTCCGACAATGGCAATCCCGCCAACTGGACGGCAGGCGGTGCGTCGGAGGCCGGGCAATATGACATGGCTTCCGGCGGCGACATCACCGGAATCGTGGGCGGCGAATATGGACTGGTATTCCAGGAGGACCGCATCCTGCGCATGACCTACACCGCCGACGACACGATCTGGCAGTTCGACGAGATCGTGACCGATGCGGGCTGCGCGGCGCCCAAGAGTCTGGCGAGCTGGGGCAAGATGAGCTTCTTCTGGTCGAACCGCGGCTTCATGGCCTGTGACGGGGTGAGCGTGCAGGCGATCGGCGATGAAAAGGTGGACCGCACCTTTCGATCGCTGATGGACCGGGGCTATTATGGCGCGATGAGCGCGGTGGTGGACCCGGCACGCGCACTCTACATCGTGGCGGTTCCTTCCGCCGATCCTGCGACGCAGGTCTTCCTCTACAATTATGCCTTGGGACGCTGGACGAGCGCGACATTGACCAGCGAATATCTGTTTCCGGCACTATCGCTGTCATCGAGCCTGGAGGATCTGGACGCGATCTATGGATCGCTCGATGCCGTAAGCGTGTCGCTGGATGGCGCCGGGCTGCGGGGCGGCGTGCCGACTTGCATGCTGTTCGACGGCGCACATCGGCTGGGCACGCTTTCCGGCCCGGCGCTGGCGGCCACGATTGCGGATTCGATGCGCGAGTTCATACCGGGAGCGAGGAGCCGCATCCGCAGCATAAGGCCGCTTTCCGATGCGGCGCAGGCGATCGTCACGGTCACCGGGGCCGAGGCGCTGAGCGACACGGCGGCAGATACGGCATATTCCGAACGGCGGCCGAATGGCACCTACCGTTGCCGCGAGAATTGGAACCTGGCGCGGATCACGCTTTCCATCCCCGCGGGCGGGGGCTGGAGCCACGCCCAGGGCTATGAAGTGGAGGCAAGCGCCGGAGGGCGGCCATGACCCTGCTGATCAAGGACAATGAGCGCGGCCAGCCGGAATGGAATCGCAAAGCCCGCGACGCCACCAACGGGCTGATCCGCCGCCTCGCCGGCTGCGGCCCCACCGCCGAGCGCCCACCGAAGGCGGTGACGGGGCAAATGTATTACGACACCACGCTGGGCAAGCCGATCTGGCGGCACCCGAGCGGCGTGTGGAAGGACGCTAGTGGCGCCAGCGTGTGAGCGGATGACCGGCTAGCGAGAGAAGGGGCCGACGACATGACAATGTATCCTCGGAATGTCGGTGGCTCATCCGATGTCCCGCACGCCGATGATCTATCGGCGATTTTGGGCGTCGACTTGAATGATCTTGTGCCACAACCGGCATGGATGCGTCGTCCCAAGGCTGGCATGTTCGCGTTCAGCAAAATCACCGCTAAAACGCCCGCCTGCGTCGGACCCCAGTTCAGCCGCTTCTTCGCCAAAAACTATCCGGCGGCGTCGCGCATTGCAGATCAATATGGCGTCGACGTAACGTTGCCGCTGGGTCTTGCAGCTAATGAATCCGGTTGGGGCCGCAGCGGCATGGCCAGGATGAAGAATAATCCATTCGGGGCCACGCCCGACGGCGTGAATCCCGTCACCTATGACTCTGTGTCGTCGGCGTGGGACAAGTGGGGCCAACAATGGGGCAGGCGGATCAAAGGTGTTGGCAGCGATGCCGATAAGTTCTTAAAAGAGCTCGTCAAAGACAATCGGCATGCACAGGGTGCCGTCGACAATCGAGGTCCCTATAACACCCAAGACACACAGACATATGGAAGTCCAGACTGGATACCGAGCTCACGCGGCGCTATTACCGGGGTGAGAAAGCGCCTGCCTCGCTGGCTTGCGGCGGGATGTTGAGGGGCGAAGGCGGGGTAAATGATACCCATGCGACGGTGGATCATTGCTAGCGCGGTTATTGCCGCGGCACCGCTTTGGAACAATCCGGCTAGCTCGGCCACCCGTACTTTCCGGAACGAAAACTATGTTTTCCAAATCACCGCTCCGGCGGGACGCCGCGTTTGCATCGCCGCCTCGGGATCGAACGCGCAAGGGCTCGGTTACAATATAAGCCCGCCGTGGGATTGCAGGCTCAATACGAAACACTCGAGCATCAGTGTGGTGGGCATCTATGCCAACTTCAACACTTCCTTCAAGTCGCTGCGCGATGCGATTGGCCCCTGCAAGAGTCCGCGCGACATTGTCAGGCCGGATATAAGAAGGAGATTGAAGTTCCGCGATCGCCCCACGGTTCAATGCATAAGGCCCGGCAAGGACGGATCCTTTGATTTGACGCTTTACACGCAAGGGAGCCGATGGCGCCATCAACGCACGGCATGCATCATTTACGACGTTTATCTGCATACGGATCGCTCCCGCCTCGACAGGGATATTGTCGAGTTCGAAAAGTTCCTGCGCGGAATAGAGATCGGCTTTTACGTCTGCTGATGAATAGGGCGTCCGGGCGGGCCAACCACTATTGTCCAAATGCGCGGGGGCGGTGCTGAGCCTATTTGGCGACTTGCCAGCGCGCGGAGGAGCAGTGCCCAGTCGGAAGTCTGAGCACCAAGATCGCCCGAGGTATAGTCTTTCCCTTCGAAGGCAGACCGAAGAACGGATCGCCGCGAGGCATATTCCCGAAGAGGAAGCGGCCCGCCGCGCGCAGCCAAACGGATTATCAAATGACTGACTGGGGCAGCTATCTCGGATGGCGGCCTGCCTTTGCCGCCGCAATGGATGGGCGACTGCACACGCCGGAGTGGCTGGACGGGCGCTTATTGGCAGGCAGCGCGCAATTTTGGCGGAGCGAGCAGGCGGCCGCGGTGACCGAAATTCGGATCTATCCTACCGGCGCGTATGACGTTCATGGCCTCGTCGCCGCTGGCGATGCCCGAGAGGTGCGGGACAAGATCATCCCACAGATAGAGGCGTGGGGTCGCGCCATCGGCGCGCTGGGCATCATCATAGAGAGCCGGCCCGGCTGGGCGCGCATGCTGCGCAGCGTCGGATATGAAAGTTACCAGGTCGGGACGCGAAAAGAGCTCGCGCCGCTGGATGGCCGAACCTCTGCCGGCGCGCTTTGAAGAACGCCCTTTTGTTCCTGAAATGTTCGGAATAGATCATGCTGCGTGGGGAGATTCGCATGCCTCTTTTCGGATATCGTCGGCCGCAACACGTAACGGTCGACCCGAGCTGCCGCGGCCTGGCCAGCGCGTACGATCCCGAGGTGCAGGCGCAGGCGTTGCGGCTGCTCGACCGGTCGAGGGCGGCGGGCAATCCGGCGGAACGAGCAGAGTGGGGCACGATGGTATCGGAGCCCTATTTTCGCAGCAGGG